CGCCCCAAAGGACTCGTAAAGATTCTTTGTTGCAACGCTCAAGGCTTCGCTAGCCTCTAGTGCCGACCTTGCCGAGTCAGCCTTATTCAATAGCCCCTTGGCAGCCAATTCACTGACCGCCGCAAGCCGCTCTTCCGCTGTGGCTAGTTCGTTGATATTCGGGATAAGCCCCTCGAACGCCCCGAAGTTTCCCTTTATCGCATCCTCGACCATCCGCATTGCAGAGGACAAATCTCGATCGAACACCCGCGATAGCCCAAGAGCCGCTTCGGCCATATCCTCAATATCGCCCACTCCAGCACCGCGCCGCAATGCTTGGGCCATTTGATCCTGAATGCGTCCCGAATCTACGTTGGTCATTCGCTCAAGGCTATTGGCAACCTTGACCATTTCATCCGATGCCGCTTTGCCTGCCCCTGGGATAAGAGCGACCGTCTCGGCAAGCTTGATCGATGAACGGTTCAAATCGTCAAACGCTGCGACCGAAGACGATGCAAAGCCCACAACCGCCCGCCCCGCTTCGACGATGCCGATTACCGCTGCCGTCACGCCTGCCAATTGGGCTAGGCCACGGATCGAAAACTCGACTTGCTGCGCCGTTTGCGTCACCTCACTAGAGAACTGACGCAACACCGCCGAAGCTTCGTTTTTCGCTCCAAGGGTTACTTCTACGTCAGCCATTTTTACGCCTTTGTTCTTCGATTCGGTTTACGTCGGCTTCGAGTGCATTTTGCACCGAAACAAACCAAGCATCCTGATCGTAAATCCCGCCCGCCTCTGGCAAGATCCCTTTCGAGACCCAAGCCGCAAGGTTAGCCGCCGAACTAACTCGATGCCCTACGTAACCCTTCGGGCAATCGACGATTTCAAAATACCCTCGACCCTCGCAAGCATCGCAACCGGATTCGTCGCAACCTGGACAAGCTAGCATCAACGGGAGGTCGCTGCTTGGCTTGTTGTTGCATTGGTTTCGAGTGCAAGACTTGCATAGTTCGCCGCATCGGATGAATGCGGCTGTCCTTATTTTTTTTTATCACCTTCGCTAGCCGAGTTGCCGCGTAGGCAGCAACTAACAAGCTTTACCGCGTCGGCAACTTCGATTTCTTCGTCCCAATCATCTATGGGCTTGTCGAGACTCCAACCAACCAAGCAAATCGAGACGGCTTCGCGGATTGCTGCTATCTGTTTTTTTGGTTCGGTCGATTCCCTGAAATCGCTGATGAGCCCCAAGACCTGTTCGGTCTTTCGGAACTTCAAGCGATTCAAGGTAAACTCGATGTCGTACCCGTCGATTTTGTCTGCGAATGTATTAGGCTGCATGGTTGAAAGCTATTGAAAATTCTTGGTCCGAAGCGTCCACGTTTTTGTTTGCTTGCCATTCCAGTTGATCGGTCATAATGCCGTTTCGCTCGCCCATTGACTTGGCTACTAGCTGGGCCTTGGGGACTGTGAAAACAAGCGTTGAGGTTGTTGGCCCCGCAATCGTGAACGATAGGCTAGCCTCGGTCCCGTCGCGGAATTGGCTGTATCGGTTCTGAGTAGCAATCAACTTGGATTCAGGATTGCCAGTGATTCGCGGATTGCGATCCGTGATAACAAAGCTATCGACCCCTGCCGCCGAGGTCGAGCATTCTCGAGCCGTAATCACGTTTCCGAGGTCGATCGTTGCCGACTCAAGGCAGATGTTCGTCGACGCCCAAGACGTTGCACCGCCAGCAACGCGAAGCGGTAGCGTGTTGACATAGTTGATGCTGCTTGGAATCGCCACGTCTGCTTCGTCGCTGTAGACGCCCTGGAAGTCAAATTCGACCCGCCCCATTCGCCCGGTAGGTAGGACAAATCGAGCATTTCCGACCGCCCCGTAAATCTGCCTGCGAACGCCATCGAAGAACCCCGCGATTGTGAGGGTCTTTACGCTGCTCCCCGATGCCGGAACTTCGGTTTTAGGGAAATAGGTAGCCGTCGAGAGAACCACACCGCAAGCCGGGAGGAAAGTGCTGGCCCATGCCGGAACTGCCGATCCATCGTAGGCTAGATCGACCGAGAATGTAGCCCGGCCAATTCTAGCCCCTGGAATCGAGGTTAAGCGACCGAAACCGCCTTGCCCTTGTCGCTCCTCGAAAGGAAACTCCGGGTTAATCATAAGGTCGTAAGCATTCACTGTGCAATCCGCTGCCGCAATGGTTTCGGCTGTGCCTACGGTCGATTCGATCTTGGCACCCAAAACGGTCTTTTTTCTAAGTAGCATATTTGTCCCTTCCGAGTATGTCGTTTGCGTCCTGTTTGGCCTCTTTGAGCTTGCGAACCATTATCGATTTAGCTTGAGCCGCACCGCGATCGAAAGCATCCTTGACGCCCTCAATCTTGGTTGCTTGCAAGTCTCTTAATTTCTGAATCGGGAATCGAGCCCGCCCGAGTCGCTTGTAAATGTTTTTGCCTAACTTGGGAATCTTTGGCCCGAAAGCCCCATCGAATACCATTGCCGGGGTGCCTCGAACGAATTCAATTTCGACCCCCTCGACGGTTTGCCGAGCCTTGAATGCCCGAAGCGGTACGGTAAACGTGTCGTCGATTTTCAGTATCGATTCTTTGGCTAGTACGTTGTCGATTATCTTTTCGTCGACGCAAAAGGCTCTCAATTCCTCGACCCGCTCGACGGCCATCGCTGTCTGTATTTCGCGCTCTGTTCGCCGCCTTGTTTCCTTGGTGGCCTCTTCAATGCGATTACCGAAAGCCTTTTCCAGTCCGTCGGCGTAGTTGATTACCCGCTCGGCTGCTAGCTTCGATTTTTCTTCGTGTGCTTGGATGTCAATTATCATCGCCTCACCGTCGGATCGTCTTCATCGACTCGATAGGTCACAATCAACTGCATATTCGCCCCGTCTATACCGCCGTCCGAGGTAAAGTTAATCTTGGTCCCGAAGGTAGCAAACAAAGCGTTTCCGTCGAAGGTATGCCATGAGCTAGCCGGGGTGCAGATGCACTTGCGAACATCCGACCCGAATTGATTCAGTAGCGTATCGATCGCGTCTTGGCTTCGCTCTGAGGGCATCAAAACCAGACGGATATTAAACTGCTGCGCCAAAGCAACCGCCGGGGGATTGCCCGGACAGGATAACTCGGGGACTTCGTTTTGGACTCCCTGGGTTATAATGACTTGGCGATCTATCGGCGTGTAGTTGGCAAATCGAGTAGGTCGCTTGACTTCCTGAACGTCGGTAGGGTACGTAGTCGAATCGCCCACCATAGCCAACAGCCTGGATTCCAATTCGACCGCGATTAACTCGATGATTGCTAACGACACTCTAAAACCAACATCCCTTCATCATGCTCAACAAGTCGAACAATAGACCGCCGCTCCGCTGGTTCGCCGACTCGGGGAGATAGCCCAATCTGATCCCCGCCGAGGTCTAGCTCATCGCTTGCGATACCTTCGGCCTCATCGTTCGGAGCTCTGACCCTGAAAAGCGGAGTTACTAGGTCAGAGGCTTTCGGTAGCTGCAAAGAATCTTCTCGCTCAACTACCGCGTTGATCTTCCTCGATCGACCGTTTCTTTTGTAGTAAACGATCGATTCTGCGAAGTCTTGCGGGTTGGCGAAAACCTTCTTGGCATCCTCGATGATGGTATCGTGCAGGCTCACGGATTAAACCCGCTTGCCATCGATTTCGATGTAATCCATCTCGAAAACATCAGCGTTTGTGTTCGCCGCTTTTTGGAGTTGAACGATAGGCTGAAAGCTTCCAGAGTAGCCCGACATATCGAAGGTCGTCGAGGCTGCGACTCGCTGGCCGTCAATGTAGAACTTTACGTCCTGCTTGCCGCCCGTGAAGTCGATCACGAATTCCTTGTAGGTCGTGCCAAGGGTCACGCCCGTCGAAACGTCGTTATTGTCTCGAACCGCGTCATCGGTCTCGACATAAACAAGCGTCGTGCTGTTGGCCCCTTCCATGCGGAACCAAGCGCTAGCCGCTACGTCGTCGGCGGTATCGTTTCGAGCCGAGCCCAATCCGAATACCAGGATGGATCCGCTCGTAAAGGTCGACGCCCCGATTCGAGCCCGCATAACAACCCGCTGAACGTCGTCGACGTCGAACGCCAGGGCATCGCCGTGACCGCCGCCGAGGATCTGAATCTGACTCGCACTTGTAAGAGTCAAGACCTTTCGATCGTTGTTCCGCTGTGCTGTCGGAGGAGCCGCCCCAGTGATCGTATAGACCCAAGGAGAAGCGATGTTTGCCGAAGTCGGAAAGGATACCGCTGGTCCGATGAAGTCATCGAAGTACGGTTTGAAGTCTTTCATGCCTGCCATGTTCTTATGTTCCTGTTTTGTGAATTTTGTTTCCGTCCCAAAAAGCCCCCAAGCAATCGCCCGGGGGCTATAAGTCATCCGATCGCTTAGCGGTTCGAGTAGAACCCTACGTGATCGATCATCGCACAACCCATCGATTGACGGATCTTGAAGTCGTACTTGTCGCTGAGCATCGTCCATTCGTTTTCCAGCACTGGCGATTCCTCGCCTTGCAAGAAGACGATTTCGGCGGTGTCAACTACCGAATTCGACGCGATCAAATACCAGTTGGTCGCGTTGTTGTTGTCAAGCAACGCCGTAGCGACAACTTGCAACGGTCGAACGCCATTGACCCCGTAGAGGCTAGAGATTCCCTCGTTGCCGTTGGTCTGCGCGAACGAAAGGCTGTTGGTAATCCGTAGAGCCGTCGATGCGTACCGCTGAGGTACGAGCAACACCGATGGGACCAAGTTCAGCACCGAGCCGTTCAATCCCTTCTGCTTGGCCATCAGTTCAAAGGCTTCGTCAAGCGTCGTTTCGCTTGGAGCCGCTGCCGTGGTGGCGGTAATGTTTCGCCCGCTTGCGTGAGAAGCGGAGAACAAGACAACGCCATCGGGCATTAGCGGGTTCGAGAGGAACGTATCATAGACAAGTTGCTCTTGAGTACGCCGAGCCGCAACGCCCTGCATCGAGGGGATGCGCGACAACGCGTCAAGGTTATCGTTGATGATCGTTTCCCAGGTCACTGAGAAGTTCGCACCGAACTTGTCGATGTTGTACGTCTTGCGTCGATCGCTGAGTTTCTTCTCAGGGTATTCCTTGCCCTCGGGGACGACTTCCAGGTTTTGGAATTCGCTCAATTGGGTAGCGTGGATATCTTTGAAATCTTCGACGCTCTGACGCTGCCGGACCCAAGAAGACCAAGTATACGG